CTTGGCGCCGCCTGTACCAAGGCGTCCAGCCCACCAAAGGCACCCGTGCGCAGGTAACTGCATCGACCGGCTATCTGGAGGACTACGCCGAAGTCGATAAGGCGCTGGCCGATCTGGCTGGTAACGCCGCTGCCTACCGTCTGCAAGAGGACGCTGGCCACCTTGAAGGCATCAGCCAGAAGCTGGCCTACTACACCCTCTACGGCGATGAGGCCCTGGAGCCCGAGGCCATCACTGGCTTCATGCCCCACTTCGACAGTCTGGCCGCGGGCACTGGCGATCAGATCCTGAACGCTGGCGGCACCGGAACCGACAACGCCTCGATCCTTCTGGTCGGCTGGGCGAGCGACAAAGTCTATGGGATTTTCCCCAAAGGCTCGAAAGCTGGTATCCAGTCCACCGACCTGGGCGAAGTCACCGCGAACGCGAAAACTGCAGACGGCTTGAAAACTGGCCTGTACCAAGCCTACCGCACCCACTACCGCTGGGACGTTGGTCTCGTCGTGCGGACTACCGCTATGTAGTCCGCATCGCCAACATCGACCGCAGCCTGCTGGGTGCTGATCCGACTGTCACTGGCTACACCGGCGCAAACCTCCCGAACCTCATGTTCGAGGCGATGGAGATGCTGCCGTCCATGGACAACTGCAACCCCGTGTTCTACATGGATCGGAATATCCTGACGAAACTACGTCAGCAAATCCCCCATGTCGTGAAGAACTCCACCCTCTCCACCGAGATCGTCGGCGGCAAGCGGGTGACGGACTTCCAGGGCACTCCCATCAAGCGCGTTGACAAAATGTTCAACGACGAAGCCCGCGTGGTCTGAGGAGATATCGCATGATTATCGACAAGCTCATGTCGCCTGCCTATAAAGCCAGCATCGTTGCTGGCGCTACGGGCAACACTCTGCTGGGGGACGCACTGGACCTCAGCGATATTCGCAACAACGGTATGCTGAACCGCTCGGGCAACCCCGGTTTTGTCATTACCTTCACGACCGCAATGGCCGGTGCAGGTTCGTCCGTTTCGTTTGCGATCCTGACCGACTCCGCGGCCAACATGGCAACCCCGGTTGTTCTGGCCACCTCGGAAGTTGTGGCCTTGGCCGCTGGTTTGGTCGGCAAGCAACTGTTCATCCCGCTGCCGGAAACTGACGCCTACGAGCAGTTCATCGCAATCCGCCAGATCACCGCTGGCGCTGCGATTTCCGGCGGGGCCGTCTCAGTCGAGTTCACCTCCGACATGCCGAAGTGGCGGGCGTACCCGTCGCCTCCGTATAACGTCTGAGGTGGCATGAATGGCTGACGCAAAGTCAACAGCGGAGCAGATCAAGGCAACAGCAGCGAAAACCAACGCTGTTGATCTTGCGGAAGATGCCCGCGAAGCAAAGTCTGACGTTCCTGCTGGGCACCTTCGTGTCCGGCTGGTTCGCCCCCTGATCCGCATCGGGCAGGTGAGTCTGCCCGTTGGCATTTACACCCTGCCTGCAGCGGAGGTTCCCAAATCCGCAAAGGTTCTGGCGAAGGGCGAAGCCGCCCCTGCCGCAAAGTAAGGAATAAGCAGGGCGTTCGCGCCCTGTTTTAGCTGGGTCAGGAGGTCTAAATGCAGAACTTGGTAAATCTTTACAATCAGGCACTGACCGCGGTGGGCCATGCCGCTGATGTGACTGACCCGGAGATGAACTCCAAGTCGGCAAACCTTTGTCGCCTCTGGTATGCTCCGACCAGACGTGCGATTTTGAGTGCCGCCTACTGGCCCAGCGCTCGCCGTATCCAGCGCCTAGCCCTTGTGGCTTCGCGCCCCGACACTGAGGAACTGTGGCTGGACGGCCAACCATGGCCAGGCTACGGCTATTCCTACACCCTGCCGAACGACTGCCTTCGCCCGCAGTTCATGGTGGATTACTCCCACTTCCAACTCGGCAATACAGCTGGAGCGAAAGTCGTTATGTCCAACAACCCTGCACCAATCCTCGCCTACACCATCGACGATGCGGCGCCGGAAAACTGGGAGCCTTATCTTTACGAGGCTATGATTTTCGGCCTCGCCGCCCGCATTAACATGGCAAAGAGTGGGAAGATGGTGAACACCCGCGAGCTTTTGAACATGACAAATTCCTACATCACAACTGCGGCCGTCGCCGTGGCGAATGAGGATGATACCTATTTCGAGGCAATCCCCGGCCACTGGGCTGGCACAGGATTTTCAGTCCCTAATTTGCAGTCCCAGTATTTCTACCCAACGCAAGCCTTCCTTCTGACTGGAGTTTAACATGGCCGAGAAAAGCGCATTGTTTGCCTTTGTGGCCGGGGAAGTAGCCCCGGCTTTTCACGGTCGGGCAGACCTTTCCAAGCACAACCTTGCTGTAGCTGAGGCGGAAAACTTCTACATCGACTACAAAGGTGGGCTGTTCACTCGCCCAGGAACCGCCTTTGTAGGCGCTTTGCCCGCCAACCAGCAAACAAAGCTGTTCCGTTTCCGTGCTAGCACAGATGATTATCTGCTGATATTCACCCCCAACCTTATGCGGATCGTCCGCAATGGCGGCTTTCTTCTGGTTCCCTCAGGAACTGAAACCGCAACTTTTGTTGGCGGCTCGGCCACCGTAACCGAGTTTTACGTCGTTGGCGGAATGGTCTATCTGCAGGACTGGGGCTATGCCTACATCACTGGCTTCGGCCTTGGCACCCTTATTCTGGCCGATATGTTTGGCGACCCGATAGAGGGCACCCATACCATTACCAGGGTTTACGATGTGGTCACAACCCTCACCAACCCGAACGCGTGGAGTTACTCTCAAGACGTAAATGACGTAATCATTACGTCTGAGAATGCCGATACCAGAAAGCTGACCTATATCTCCGACACCAACTGGAGCTTTTCCACACTGGTCGAGAACGTTCCGCCTGCCCCAACTGGCCTTGCGGTTGTGCCGTCTGGCGCTGGGACTGCCTCGGTAATCTACGCCGTTACTGCAGTTGTAAACGGCATTGAGTCCAACCGCTCCCCTCGCGTCGGTATCGGCAACATCGTGAACTTCACCACGACAACGGGCCACACCACCCTTAGCTGGTCCGCTGTCGCCGGAGCGGAGTACTACAACGTCTACCGTACCGTAGTCTACCCCGTTGCATACACGGACACACTTGATACTCTCGGTTATATCGGCCGCACCGAGGGCATCACCTACATGGACGCCAACCGCACGCCTGACTTCACCAAAACCCCTCCCCGCAGGATCGACTTCTTTGCCGGTGGAAATTTCCCTGCCCTCTACTCCCGCTTCCAACAGCGCGGGGTATACGCCGGTTTGAAGAACGACCCTCTGTCCGTAGTCGGCGCCAACCGAGCGGAGCAAGCGACCTTCCGCGCAAACTCCCCACCTATCGCTGACGATGCGTTTAAGTACACCATCGACGCGGAGTCTACTCGCCCAATCAAGCACATGCTTCCGCTGACCTACGGTCTGTTGCTGTTCACTGACGACACCATTGCACAGCTCCGCGGGGGGTCGGATAGCAAAGCACTTACCGCAGTATCCGCATTTGCGGAAACCCAAAGCTACACCTCTGTTGCGGACGTTCGGCCTGTCGCTGTCAACCTCGACGTGCTTTACTTCACCTCGCTCTATAGCGAGTTCAACGCGATGCTTTACACCAACTACACCAACTCCTTCGAGACGCAGGATATCATGGTCCTGTCCTCCCATTTGTTCGGACCGGAGGCCCCGGCTATCGCGCTGGATTGGGCGCCTGAACCCCACAAACTTCTCCACATGGTGCGGGAAGATGGGCAGCGGATCACCCTCACATACGAGCGGAAGCAGGAAGTTTTTGGCTGGGCTCGCCACCGCACCAAAGGCGAGTACCGTACTATGGCGGTAATCCGCGAGAACAACTATAACGTACCGTACTACCTCACTCGTAGGGTATTGCATGGCGTTGAGATGCTTTGTGTGGAGCAAGAGCGTCCGAGACTGTCGGATAGTTTCCGCAACAGCTGGTATGTGGATTGCGGCATCGCCAGACAGCTTACAGTAAGCCCGCGATCTGGGACACTGACCAAAGTCGGCGACCTGGAGTGGGAGCTCCACATGAACCTCCCACTTGCCGTGCCAGGAGACAGCACCTATGGTGCGTATATCCACGGCGGGTATTTCCTGATTACCGGCAATTCCGGCACAACCCTGTCGCTTGCGGCAATGTCCGAGCCTAAGCTGGATGAGTACTACAACGGCCAGTCTCTTAAAGTGAAGGCCAACTCCTGGGAGTACGCCGAGCTTATCACAACCATCACAGGCCTGCATCATCTGGAAAACGAAACCATCTCCGTCATGGCCGACGGTAACGCCTATACTGACCTAACCGTAGTCAACGGTAGCGTCGCCCTAACCAACCCGGCTTGCTACATCGTCGCTGGCCTCGGCTATCGTTGCCGAGTAAAGACCCTCCCTCTGCGGCTAAGCAACGGTCTTATCGAGGGTATGCCAAATGCCCCCCGTCCCGTAGCCATGCGCTTGCTCGAAACCAAAGGTCTGTCTGTCGGCCCGTCTTACGACGACATGGAGATGTTGCCAACTCGCACAGACGAACCCTGGGGCGCCCCATTGCAGACTCACACCGAGCTTCTTGTGAAGGACTTCCTTGGCGGCTCCGGCTGGGAACTTGACTCCCACATCTGCTTTGAGCAAACCAACCCTCTCCCTGCGGCAATCCTTGGTATCGTCTACAACCTGGATATTGGGGAAGATTGATGTGGGAGAAAATTGAAGCCCCGGAGCTTTCACCCGAGCTCGCTAACGTCACAACCTCCGTATACTCCTTCGCTGTAGTTGGCGGAGGAGTTTGCTATATGGGTGTAATGCGGCCTTCCCTTCTATCCCCTCCTGTGCTATGGTTTACCCATAGCCTAACCGCCTTTCCTATCCGTTACTTGCGCATGATCCGGCCCGCCATGGAATACTTCCAGCGCCTACTTAACGAGCCGTTGATCTATTGCGAAGTTTCGGCTTGCGATAAGATCGCGCAAAGATTTGCCCTGCACGCAGGGTTTCGTGAGATAAACACCCTGCCAGACCGGGTGCAGTATGAAAGGAGTCTCTGATGCAAGCTGCCGTTGCCGCCCTACCATGGCTTAGTGCTGGGGCCTCTGTTCTTTCTGGCATAACTCAGATGCAGACGCAAAAGTACCAAGCTGCTGTAACTGCCCGCAATTCGGAAATTGCCGCTGCCAACACGGCCAAGGAAGCCGCTGCGTCCGCTGAAGATATGGCACAACGGGACCGCGATGCGACTGCGCAGATCGCTGAAATGTCCGCAGCTATGGATGCAAGCGGCCTGGCCACTGGAGGCGGGACGATGCTTTTGCGCCGCCGTGGGCTGGAAAGCCTGGCCGACCGTGACCGCGAGCGACTGGCAAGCAAGCGTGCTACAGCTATTGAGGACGGGATGCAGCAGTCTGCTAGCCTTAGTGCTGACGCGGCCGCGATGCGAGGGGCCTCGAAATTCGGTTTCTTCACCACGGCAATGTCCGGCCTCACAAGCTACCTTTCTGGCGCGGAAACCCTTGACAAGTTCCGCACCAACCAATCGCGTCAGTACACTCTAAGCCACCAAGGATAAGGAGCAAGCAATGGCAATCGGTGACGTTCAGGCAAGTGGTGGGATTTCCCGCAGCGCGGTTCAGTCCAGTGTGGGCGAGATTAACTCGCAGGTTGGGCAAGGTGTGGCTGGGGCGATTAGCGATCTGCTGAAAGCCAACACCAGCTATCTTTCCAATAAGGAGGACATGACGCTGCTGTTCAAACAGCGGGCCGACGCGACTGAGGATTTGGAAGTATCCAATGCGGAGTTGCAGTTCCAGCAGCGCATGAGTGAGGCCTATACCGAGCGAGCTCGGGAGGCTGGCGCAAACCCTCGCGGCTTCACTGACTCCTATGACAGCTTCTTCGACCAGGAGTCCAAGGCTTTTATCGCCACCCTTCCCCCTCGTGTGCGGATGGAAACTGATGCTCGGGTGCAGCAATACCGCGCACAGCAGCGCGCCAGCGCCTTCTCCTTCGAGCTTTCCGGCTTGGACCAGCGCGACAAAACAACCCTCAACAACTCCCTTAACATCTACGGAACGGCGCTTAAATCCGGCAAGACCACGCTGGAAGATGCGCAAATTTCCTGGGCGGAGGTGGTTGATAAATCCGCTTTGCCATCGGCGGAGAAAGAAGCCCTTAAACTTTCCGGCAATCAAACCCTCGCCACCCTGCAATTCGGCACGGAAGTGGAGCAAGTTTCCGCCGGTTATGGCACAACCGGGGCTCCCGCTGATGGATCTGACGTTGTTGCTGCTGGGCTCCCCCCTGCGCAGCGTGCCGTGCTTAACGCAATCTCTGCTAAGGAAAGCAACAGCTACGGGATTATTAACGGCGGCGAGGCTTTCACCGACTATTCCAAACACCCGAATAAAATTGGGAAGGGCGGGACTTCCACCGCAGCTGGGCGCTATCAATTCATCTACAGTACCTGGGTGGCGGCTTCTGCCAGCTACGAGAAAACCTATGGCGTTAAGGTGCCGGACTTTTCTCCTGAGTGGCAGGATCGTGTCGCCGCGCACTGGGTTGAGAAGCGCTATAACGAGCGCAGCAAAAACGGCATGACTTTCCAGGAAGTGATCGCCTCCAACGACCCGGCAAAAATCGCTACCATCCGCTCCGTTCTTGGCAACCCCAGCAACCCGAACAACCCGCTGTCTGTCGAGTGGGAAGGGTTTAACGACAAGCACATGACTGACGCGGAGTTCCTCGCCATCTACAACGGCGAGAAAGGTGTGGCTGGTGGGGGCACTGGCCCGGCAGTTGGCCCTAATCCTTGGACCGATCAGCGCTATGCCGGTATCGGGCTGGGGGAAAAACTTACCCTTGCAAACCAGTCTGCTGCTGCAGCTGACGCACGTCGCAAGGGGGAAGCTGAAGCCAACGCCGCCCAAGCCAGCGCACTCGGCAAGTCGCTGAAAGACCTTGGCGCCAGCACCGGGGACCTCAGCTACATCTTCACCGACCTGCGCAACCGCCCGGACTTTACCGAGGATATGGAGCGGCAGTACCGTTCCGGGGTGGAGGAGTTTCAGAAGAAAGAAAGCTCCGCTGCGGAAATTTCTGGCCTTCTATCCTCCGGCCAGCCCCTGCAACCGCACCAGCAAGAGGGCCTCACTAACTGGTTCGGGCCACAGCGTATGGAGGGGTTGTTTACCGGCAATGCCGCAGCCTACACTGATCTTGCTACCGCTGGTGCTAGCGCCAGAATGTTTCCTACCGGCACCCGTGATGCGGTAACTGCCGCTATGCGTGACCCGGCTGCCCGCCCTGTTGCGATGGAGTTCCTTGCTGGGATGCTGAAGAACGACCCGAGCCTGCTTTACCGCAGCGGGTTTAGCGATAACGATCTGGCTGACGCGAGGGTGTTTGGGCGGCTGGCCCAGGGGTTTGGCTCAGCGGAAGAAACCCTCTCCGCAATGGAGCAGATGAAGATCACCGCTGCGGGGGAAGATAGCGCCAAAAAACTGAAGGAGGCCCGTGCTTCCTTTGGTGATAAAATCCTCCCCGACCTCAGCAGCATCATTGGCGACACCTGGACCAACTTTGAAATGCCCGGAGTTCCAGCTGACAACATCACCCTGCAAGCCGATGCTCTGCAAGCCTACTCCGATGGGTTTGAAATTTACGGCAATGAGGATGCGGCGAAGGAACACATGAAGGGAGTGCTGGAGAGGATGTGGGGGCCGACAGGAGTCGGTACGGAAAAATCCCTCATGCGATACCCTCCGGAAAGTTTCTACACCCCCGCAGCTGGCACGTCTATTTTTTCCGCCGTCACCGGATCGGTCGAGCCGAGCTTTGCCTACCTTAACGACAAGGTGCGGACTGCTTTTGGCCTTACCGCTGATGATGAGTTCTTCCTAGTCGGCGATGCAACTACCGAGAAAGAAGTGCGGGAGGGGAAACTCCCCACCTATAAAGTCTGGTCAACGTCTCCTGAAGGTGTTATGGAGTTGCAGGTCGGGAGGTTTGGCGGCGAAGTTGTTCAGCCAAAAGCTGACGACACTTACTCCGCTGGGCTTGGTGAAGCGCGGGACGAACGGCAGATGATGGAGCGGATTGACCTTGCGGCGGAGGCCCGCAATTCCGCACAAGCCAAACTTACTGAAACGATTAACCTTTATGGCGAGGGTTCCGTTGAGGTTACGGAAGCCCGCAAGGCCATGGCAGAGGCTGTCACATCGTACGAAAACGAAGTGTCGGCTGGGATGGAGTATGGATACCGCCCGCCTACTGAGTTTGAAAAATCGCAAATGACGCAGACGGCGCCGCTTAATCCTGTTGACCCTCGCATGGAGGAAATTTCAGCTCTGCAATCCGGTCCCACCGGCGAGGCTATTCGCTCCCGAGTAACCTACCTCCTGCGCGAAGGCCGCGATCCTAACGGCCAGAAGTACAACTGGGCAACCGCCCTCAACACCGCCATGATCGAGGCAATCTCCGCCAGCAAAAAGATCACCCTTAAAGAAGCCGAGGCCTATCTCGGTAAGGATTGGATGAACAAATGACACAGCTTTTCCCAGACCTTTACGGCAATGCAAAGCCGGTCAACCGTTCCGCCCCTTCCTTCACTGAGTACATGGGCTCGGCCTTCCGCCTCGAGAATGATGTGGTCAACTTTTACGACTACATGACTCGGGATACTTTCCGCCCTGACACCAGCTATGATTACAAACGCGACTTCACCGCGCAGGGGCTGCCGCTGGACTGGGAAGCCAGGCTTTCCGAGAGCGTGAGTGCGGAGGACTTCTCCTTCCGTCTGGCCAAAATCCAGAAAGAGGAGCGGGATAAGGCGACGCTTGCAGCCGCCGGATGGTATGGTACCTTCGCCGCAATGGGGGCTGGTATTCTTTCCCCCACCAGCCTGCTGCCTATTGCTGGCGCGGCAAGCCGTGGCCGGGTGGCTATTGGCGAGGCCTTCGCCCTGGCCGGTGTTGGCGCTACCGTAAGCGAAACAGCCCTGTTTCTTAATCAGGAAACCAGAACGGTAGGGGAGTCCGCTGCTTCGATCGGCCTCAACACCGTACTGGGCGGGGTAATGGGCGTTGGGTTCCTTTCACTTCAAGGGAAGCTGCGGGCAAAGATCGTAGCGGACTTTCCGCTCAACACCAGAAAGACGCAAATTCAGTCCATTGATCCGGTTACTGGCGCTACGGTTAAGCAGGATTTTCTGACCTCCGAACCGGACTTTACCGCTGCCGTACAGGCTGCCCGTTCCCCCCACGTCGTGCGCGATTTGCCCGCGACAGAGCGTGCTGTTGTGGAGCCGGAAGTCCGGGTTGGATACTCCCGTCTGTACTTCAGTGGGGGAGCTGTAGTTGACGCAGGTGATATTACAGCTACAAGCAACCGTGCGATTGCGGAGGAGGCCGACCCAACTGCCCCTCTCACCTACATCGACCTGCCCAGCAGTGATGTGCGGCTTACCGCCAAGCCAACTCAGGGCCTTCCATCTGACGTTTCCGTAAAGCTGTCGCCGGAAGAAATTGCGCAGCTGAAGGAAATCTACCGCGGCCAGTCGGCGGACGAAATTACTAAAGAGGGGCTATTGAAGGTAGGGCCGGATGGAAGGCTTGAGCCATACGCTAACGTAACGGATGAAGCCGTACCGCAATCTCGTCCGGCAGCTGAGGCAACCCAGGGTGTAAGCGCACAAGTTGCCCCCAGCCGTTATGTCAACACAACCGGGGCGCAGCGTCCTAAGAACCGTTTCGCCCGTGCGGCCTACGATGCGGCGGCAAAACTTAACCCACTTACTCGCACGTCGATTAACCGTGTCAGCCCGAAAACCCGCGACAATGCGATGCGGCTTGGGAGCTCCGGCAACCGTCAGGCCAACCTTGATACGATGGAACCCTCAGCAATGGGGGGCAACGTCGATGCGCGCATTCGTCTGCACGATCGGGCGCTTGTAAACTTCTTCTCCGTAATGGACGATGCGTACTACCTGCATGTGTTTGGAAAGGATGCGGCTAAAAGCTGGCTGCGTAACTCCAAAGTGCAGCAGATCCGCTCGGCCGTCTTTGGCCCACCAGCTGGGAAAATGACCTACGCCCAGTTTAGCGAGGCTGTATACGACGGTCTTACAACTGGGAAGGTGGAGTCGCCGGAGATTAAAATGGGTGTGGAAGGATTGCGCAATTTCTTCCGCTACTACAACGATATGCACAAGGCGTATATGAAGGAGCTGGGCACGGACTCCCCCATGTACAAGGAGATGACGGAGGAAGATTTCGAGGAAGGAGTTATCGCCTACGCTCACCAGATCTGGGACAGTGCTAAGATCAAGCAGAACTCCTCCGAATTCCTGCGGGAGTTTGCCGAGCGGGCTGAGGCACAGCTTAACGATCAGTTTGCCGAGGCGCTGAAAAAGCACAAGGCAAAAGTCGCGGACCTCGAGATCGAACTGGCCTTTGCTAAACTTGATCCTGATGGCATGCAGGGGGTTTATGACGAGTTGCAAAACGAGATCGACGCATACGCTGACATGCCGGAATACTCCAGCGTTCGGGAAGAAGCGGCGGAAATCCGCAAGGCCTCGCGGGATGAGGGCTGGTCGAAGGAGCAGTTGAAAGCCGCGCTTAAAGACCTGGAGGACAATGCTTCGCAGGCCTATAAGGATATTAAAGCCGCACGGGAGAAGGTGCAAAAGAAGGCCCGGCGGTTCCGTAAACTCGGCGGGAATGATCTTGCTGAACTTGAAGCTGCGCGGGCTAAGCTTGTAGCGGAGGAAGAAGCTGTCTACACTCGCCTGGAGCGGATGGCGGATAAGGTATCCGTACTGAAGATCGACGCCGAGAAAACCGGGGCGTCAACCGTAGCCAACTGGCGCAAGGCGGCTAAGGAACTTGCCACTGGCATAGCTGAAATGGAAAAGCGCAACGCCCAGATGGCGAAGCTGCTGGCCTCCAAACGCGCCAATGTGGTTAGCCGGGCGAGGGTGGATAAGCAGCTGGCCGCAGCTACCGCAAAAGTCGAGGCCCTTAAAGAACGCCTTGCGGTTGTGGAAGGCAAGAATGTAGCAGATGAAGTTGGGGTACGCGAAACCCTGCTTATCAAGAACGAGCTGCTTAAAGACACTCGGGATGCTTTGCGCGGCCGCTACGCTCGCATTGAGCAACTTGACGAGCAGGTTGAGGGACTTACCCAAGCCACAGAGGAAACTCTTTCGCGTGAGGCCAAGATCGCCCAGATCGACAACGAACTTACCACAAGGGAACTTGACTTCGAGCGTCGCTGGTCCGACAATGGTGCAGTATGGGACTCCCCGGAAACCCCCAACTTCAAAGAGCGGGCGCTCGAACTCGCCACCGACTTCCAGAAGAAACTTGTTGGCAACGGGGAAATGCGCCCAGCTGGTATGGCAATCCTTGGCGCAGAGCGTGGCCCGCAACTTCGCCGCCTTCTGAAACTCCCGTACGACACGAAGAAGAAGTGGCTGGTGCGGGACACTGAAACCGTAGCCAGGTCGTTCGATCGGCAGATGGCACCGGATTTGGAACTCTGGCGGGCCACTGGGAGTGTCAACGGTCGTGCGATGTTTGAGGACCTGGCGTCGGATATTCAGGAACTGCAGCTCCGCATCGCCCGTGCCACCCATGTCCGCTTGCCGAAAGACTGGGGGATCAAGGCTCGGGCGCTGGCGCCGAGGGTAAGGGATGCAATCGCTGGGCCGGACGAGGGGCATGACTTTTTCCTCGGTACAGATGACTTTGCGGACGGCCCTACTGCTGGGTACGAAATTCTTACGCCAAAACTGCGGGAGCAAATTTCCGAGTTCATCGACGTGCAGCACACTAAACTAGCTGAGGACCTTGGCGTTATGGTACAGCGCCTCCGTCGTCAGCGTGGGGCGCCGAAAGACAGCTCCAGCATACTCTGGCGGAGCGGCCGCACGATCAAAGACATGCAGGTTATGTCGATGATGGGAAAGGTTTTGCCCTCCTCGCTTTCTGACATTGCCCGGCCTGTGGTGCGGTACGGCATCGCCAAGACCTTTAAGAAGGCTTGGGGGCCTATGCTTACTGGGATGAAGAATGCGGCAAACAGCACGAGCTATCGCGTCCATAACAAGGAGATGAACAAAAGGCTGGCTATCGCAGTCGATACTGTGACGCACTCTCGCGCCGCCGCCCTGCTCGATCTTGCCTATGACAAGGCCAGTGGGTATACTGTAGGCGAGCGGGCGGTGAGGTTTGGTGCGAATAAAATGGGCCTTATCGCTCTGTTTGATTTGTGGACTGATGCGATGAAGAACGTATCAGCTGCTGTTGTCCACAGCACCATGGCGGAGTACACTCCCAAGGTGGCGGACTACATCATGAGCCAGATGGTGGCGGGGAAGGCGATTGAGCCTTCAGGTGAATTGCGTGAGATGCTAGTTTATCTCCGCCGTTTGGGCCTGCGCGATATGGACATTGTGCGTATCGGCCAGCAGATGCAAAAGCCGGGGGCCATGGAGACTTTCCGCGACGGCGCCCGCCTCCCTAACCTGGATCAGTGGGACGACCTCGCCGCCTACCGGGCCTACGGTGGCGCTGTGCAGACAGAAGTGAACGACTTGATCGTAACTCCAGGGCTTGACCGGCCTAGCTGGACTGATGAGAACATGGCCTACTCCATGCTTGCGCAGTTCAAATCCTACACCTTTACCGCAACTAACCGAGTTGTCATGTCCGGATTGCAGGGTAACGACCCATACATTATGCAAGGGTCCGCACTAGCAGTTGCATTAGGCGCGCTTTCATACTATACTAACGCCTATGTATCGGGCGATAAGGCTTGGGATAAGGCAATGGCAAGGGACTGGGAGGGCGTTATGTACGAGGCGATCGACCGCTCAGGCCTTCTTGGCGCACTGTCCCTTGGTACGATGATCGGGGAGCAACTTCCACTGACGGACCAGATGGCGATCTTTGGCGGAGAGGATCAGAAGTTTCGCAGGCCCTCCGGTCTGTTCGGGACAATTCTTGGCCCTACCGCTGGGACTATGGAAAAACTTGCCGATATTCTGACCAACATGGACGATCCAGCGCAGAAGGAAAGACTGCTAAATCGCTTCCAGTCAATGTTACCTTATAACAATGTCTTTTTACCGACTGTCATTTGAAACCTCCATCAGCACCCGCTGAATTGTCGCCACACCTTTCTCGATATTCGCAATCCGTTCCCGGTCCTCATCCCGCTGTTGCGCGCGATGCTCCAGATCGTTTTTCAGCATCTCGATCTCTTGCTGGTTGGTGAAAACCCGGCGGATAAGCCAGCCAATCCCAGCGAATAGTGAGGCCATCACACTCGTAACGGCCCACACCAGAAACTGATCCAGTTTGTCAAGCAACGACATTCCTTACACCTCAACCCATTCGTTAGAAGTTCTTCGCATGAGGGTGATACCGGCCTCTCCGGAAACCAAGACCCTGTTGACATTGCCTTTCAGCGCAATCGAGGCGGTGTTGTGAACAAGGGTAATAGCCCCAGCTCCGCTTGCCCGCAAGTACAGCAGCGGGAAACCCAAAGACCCAGTGCTGTTCACGATCGAGGTGATGTTCGTAGGTGATGCAATGTTGATCGCATGAGCGCCCTGGGTCACCGTCAGAACCCCGGCCGGAGCGGAAGTAAGCGCCCCCCAGCTATCCATCGACTGAGTGACGGAAACATGGTTGGTTGCTTTGCTCCGTCCGACGTTGAACCTGGTGCCAGAGTATTCAAAGTCCACCCCACCGGAGTAATCAACCAGCGCAATCTGCACCGGCATAAACCCGGCCTCTTTGATCTGGTTAGGCAAGAGGGTGTTGTCAGTTTCCGTAATAACAATCCCGTAGCGCCGGGTTTTCTCAACGGAGTTGCCGCCAATCGTCCATCTTGTCGCGTCGTTATGGACGAAAATGCCAACGCCGTTCAGATCACTTGGGTAGCGCGCCGCTTGGATAGCCTGCATCCCAATCTTCCGCACAGTGTTCCCACTGATAACCCCACCAACGGAGAAGATAGCGCGGATACCAACCGCCCCAAAGCCCTCCACAAGGTTGCCAGTAATCGTACTGCCGATGTGGCCCTCGACTGCAATGCCATTCTCACCGATCGGATGGTAGTTAACCACTCGGTTGCCAGTGATAACATGGCTGTTGCTGGGCGCCAAGTCAGCTGTAAACGCCGTGATGCCGATCTGGATCGCGTTGATTACAGTATTGCCGACAGCAATACAACCTTCAGTATTGGTGCTGAAGTTAATCCCGGTCAGCCGCGGCTCGATAATCAGGTTGTTAAGCGCCTGACAATCTTGGATCGAGGGGAAGTAGCTGTACGTCCGTTCGTCCGGCATACCCTCTGCCGGTTCCGGCTGATCCGGCGGGTCCAGATACTGGGAAGTGCGAGAGAACCGAATAGCCGCTGTGTGCGACCGGATGATGATGCAGTCCTTCACGATCGAACGGCTGCCACGCAAACGAATTGCAAAGCGCGCAACGCCAGTCTGTGCGTCACCGTGCGGCCACCCTGCGTACTGATACAGGCGGGAGAATGGCGATGTGAAGGCTTCCGTTCCATAACCCGAGGCAGCTTTCTCTGGATATTCCAGCGGATCAAGCAGTGCTACCGCGTCCGCAGATAGATCATCCATTGCCTGCGAACGATGGTCGATCGTCAGCCCCTCGATGATAACCCCATGCTCGTCATCTTCACTGTCGAAAACATGCGCGTTGCAGTAGTTGTAGAGCTTACCCCCACCGCAAATCCTTGTCCCCGCAGCCCTGGCCTCAGCTGCCGAAACCACAACTCCGGTTTATGAAAGCCGGGCGATTGCAGAAGCTACTGTAATCCCGGCTGAGATCAACTTCATCAAGGTGCGTCATGCAGGGTATGTGCTGGAATACTCCCGCGCAGCTTTGCCCGCCGCGCTTGAAGATGCTGGCGGTGGCGGATGGATGCCAGCAGAAGAAGCAACCGTGCTGCACTGGGGAGCGTTTGGTGATGGGGTTGCGGATGACGCTCCGGCTATTCACGCGGCGATCACTCGCATGGCCGGGCAGACCATTGTGATCCCTGACACTCCCGGAGGGTACAAGCTG